CCACCCAGCGTGCCCACACGATTCACATATCGGTCAAGCTGTTCATCAGGGAACTGGTAGCGCTTGATGTCGCTTGCCAGAATCTCACGAGCCTTTTCGTCAACCACATCGCCCACATTGGCCAACGCTGCCAAGTCTCGATAATCCATGCCTTGGAACTCGGGCGCCATCGCGGACTGCTGAACCATTCGGTTGCGTTCGTCTTCGTATGCCTGACCGTACATATTTGAAGCGATGTTACCCATCTGCCGGGCAAGGTCTTGTCGCGCTAGGCTTTCGTTGGCCGCTTGTAAGCCAGAGCCATATCGTCCTACACCAGCGAACTGCGCTTGGATCTGAGGAGCCGTCGCTTCAGCAAATTGTCTACCCACATCTTGTAGGGCACCACCCACCGCTGATTGCAAGTAAGGGTTGCTCCGAGGATCTAGGAACTGACCACCTAGCGTCTGTGCAGCCTGTGTCTGTGCCAAAGAAGTGACTGGGCTACCGTACAAGCTCCGTGACTCAGTAAGCCCCAGCGCACGCTCCTGCACCGGGTTGAACATAGTGAAGTAGTTGCCCGGATATTGGTCACGACCATAAAGGTCTTTGGCCTCGTCATAGCCAAACTGCATGGCCTCACCGGTCGGCCCCCACGGCGTGTTGATGGTTGTCGCCGTCTCGGAGCCTCCGCCTTTTCCTCCAAAAATATCACCCATATCAAAGCTCCTTTGTGAGCACGACAAAGTGGCGCTTGTATCCGCGCTCTTTGCCTACGCGCTCCCAGCCAGGTCGTCCAATCCCTTCAATGTATTTACAGCCAGCGGATTCAGCAAAATGCTCAATTTCATCCTGCATTTCCCAAAAAATCCCATTGGCCAATGTGTCATGTCCGCTGGTAATCATGTCAACCAGCGCCTTTGCTTTGGGGTACTGCTGAATGCGCGTTATCTTCACCAACTTGATTCCGTCGTCGTAGTACACCCAAAGCTGTGCCTGTCCCAATAGACACAAGTTTAGAAACTCCCAGTGGTCGTGATGGTGCGGCGGCTCATTCTTATCAATCGCCTCTTGCACCATCTCCCAGCAGTCGCGCCAGACAGCCATCACGTTGGCTATCGGCACCTGCCAGACCTTAGATCTAATATCTTCTTGCGCGTCGTTCATCGGCCCACCCTTGTGACACCATAAACAGAGACTGTGACGGGGTGGGCTGTACCACCCGCCACCCCGAGCTTGCCGCCCGTACCTATCTGAATGCCGTTGCCGGTAGTGTTGATATCCAGCACGACAGTTTCTTGTTTTGCTAATTCAACATTCGCATAAAGCGCCGTAGTCGCCGAGAATCCAGCACCTTGCTCATCATGCCAAATGCTGTAGTCGCTCGTTGTTCCTGAATGACCACTTGCGTTGCATATAATGATTTTCGTTATCTCAGTCGGTACCGCAGCCACGAGTGCCGTGGTCGGGGTAGCCGTCAGGGAGGCTTGGAACAATAGCGCTCCCGGTGCAAAAGACTCCATCACTTCCTCCCACTCACGTAATACTCAACGTCAGCACCAATTGCATGGTCAAAGTCGCCTTCCGTATGCACTGTCAATCGGTGATAACGCGCATCCATGCGGAAGGGCGCAAGCCCTGTCTGACTGTTCACGCCGACCTTGCTGGTCTCTTGCAACGGCGAACCAATGCTGTTGCGATAGTTAATCTGAGCCTGCGTGGTTACCGCGCCATTGTCTGACTGAATCAGCGGACGCACGCCCGTGATCATGGCACGCTGGTCGAGCTTAATCTGCGCACCACCGGTTTGCATGGTGGCAGGCAAGGTAGCGCCACCGCGGGTGGCCCGCTTGCTGTTGCCGTCATAGAACCAAAGCTGAAATGCCTCGCCTAAAAACGAATCTGAGTCCAGCGAGGTGGTAATCACATCAATTGACGCTGTGCCTGACAGGTTTGTAGCGTAAGCATCCAAGCCTTCCAGCGTAGTAGCTTCGCCCACGCCAGAGATAATCCACTGCACATCCTCGTGAATCAGCGACCAACGCTGGTTAACGTGGTCATACATCAGGATGCGGTCAGGTTGGCCGTCTACCGACTCTTGGCTCGGATACGCCCACATCACCATCTTGTTCTTGACGTCGTAAGCACCAACGACGTTATCGATGTAAGCCGTATTCAGGTCTTCGTAAAAAGTCCGGTCAACCTTATTCTTACCGATGGCTGAAAACTGCTCGCCATTGTCTAGTTGATAGAATCCGTCTTGCGACAGGAACCAAGACAAGTTGCCGTAGCGCGTAATGCTGTTGCGGGCAGCGCACCCAAGGCCCGGTTGCAGCTCATCAAAGCGGAACACGACCGGCGGGCCTGCGTAGGTCATCCGATAGATGCTGCGCTCCATAAAGATAAGACCGAATTGCCCGCCGAGAAATCCATTAATGCGACCACCGCCGGATTGGGCTGAGCTAAACAAGTCTTGGAAGTCTGACTGCGTTGCTGGATTGCTGGTGTAGCTTTGCTCGTTGTTGATTGCCGACCAGTTCACTCGCTGCGGGTAGGTCACGCCGCCTTCGGTTGTGTGAGCAAAGACCACGAACTCACGAACCACACCGATGAAACGACCAATGGGCGGACTCCCCGGCAAGTCGATGAAGTTGGGATCTCCCAGATTCAAAATCTGCGGCGTGTCAACGCCGTTGGTTGCAATAATCTTTTCGCCAAACTTCGCAAAGGCCCAGAATGAACTGGTTGCTGAATAGCCTAGGCCGCCCCAATTGACGTCCTCACCGCCCCATTGCAGCGTGTCACCTGCCCATTGCACCGGATTGCCTGTGCCACCAGACACGTCCGTGTGCGCGTTGTTACTGTACTGGTACAGTAACCCTTCGCTGCCGACAATCTGGTAGTTCGTGCCATCACCAGAGCGCACACCGATGCCGCCCTTGCAGCGAGATTCGAGTGCATCCGACACTGCGGACAACGACTTGACCGGGAGAAATCCTTTTGCAGAAGGGATAACATTTTTTACCACCAAAGAGCCAGGGTTAGTGAACTCTGGTAGGTCAGGCAACCACTCTGCAAATTCCAGCGTCTGAATCACGGTGTTCTACCTGCGGTTCGTGCGTATACCGGCCCACGCTGCTTGCGACCGCGTGCGTAGGCTTTGCTGGCCTCCCACGCAGCCTGCTTGTAGTTTTGCAGCCATAACGCACCCGTCTCGTCACGGGTGTACATGGCAAGCTGATACAGGCAGCCGTGCAGGTAAACATCTGGATAGTCAGTCAGCAATACGTTGGTCGTGTTGCTTGCAGAAAGGGCAGAGACTTTGGGGTAGTATGTGAACTCGTAGCTATACGCAGCATCTGGGTTCACATCAAACTCAATGTCGTTGTTGACCGTGTAAAAAGCAGGAAGGCCAGAGCCAGCACGCTTGTACAGCTCAAGCTGCTCGGGTGGCACGTACTGCACCACCTTGTAGTCACCGCCATCAATGACCGTAAGCTCGCCCAACTCAAGATAATCGTTGGGCAGGTCAAGCGTGTCGTCCCCCGCGGTGAGGACGCCTGTTGAGCGCGTTTTGTTGATGCGCACGCCACCCACCCTTGGGCTAGCCGGTGGCACTGGCGGACGGTTAATCATCGCCTCCGTCAGCCTGATGAAGTCATCCATCTTGGTTGCCAAATCATCGCGGGCAGCCCAGTCGGTGATGGAGGCCTTGAGTTCTTCGTATGTACTAAGCGCCATCCTTCCTGCACTCCACTCTCATGTCACGCCACGGTACGTGGTAGTGGGCTTTGGAATGTTTGATATCCACAAAGCCAAGACCTTCCAGCACTGCCTGCATCTCGCTGTGCGAGTAGCACCAATGATGGTTCATGTACTTTCCGTAGCCGGTAAACGTGTCTCCATACAGTGCCAACATGCAGCGCATGTAGACGTTTTGGTTGTCGCCGAAAGAACTCATGGCCTCAATCACTTGGTCAAGGCAGGGGCACTCAATTACCAGCTTGCCTCCAGGCTTAAGCACTCTTGCCCATTCGGCAATCACTTTGTCAATCTCGCCGCGGGGGAAGTGCTCCACAATGTGGATGGCGTGCACTTCATCGGCTTCACCATCCTCAAAGGGCAGATCTGTGACATCTGACTCAATATCGGGTTTGACCTTGCAGTTGTTGTTGGGCAAATCTACATTGACAAAGCCTTCCCAGTACTTTTCTCCGCATGCAAGATTGAGTCGAACAGCGCATCCCACTGCTTCGCCACCACTTCCGGTGCGTGCAGATTCTTTACCTTCTCCTGCGCCAGTATCAGTTTCTGCTTCGCTTCCCGCTGGTTGTTCTTCAGCCATTCCAATCCCCTAAATATGTCTCCGAGATACATGTCATAACCCTCGTATGCCGGGATAGGGTTTGCAATGACATATCGGCCTGCATTAATTGATTCAGTCATGCGGTTGGGTGACTTGGCTTTAGCGCTCGGCCCTGCACTACCTACCGGAATAATCACCACATCACACCAATCCAGATACTCCCGCATGTTCTCGTGCGACCAAGGGATATACCCCATCATGTCGCTGATGACTGCCAACTCGTATTGCCCTTGTAATGGGTCAATAATCTTCTGCAATGCGCCTATGTTCGTCCTGTTCCCAAACCACAAAATCCGTTTTGGCTCACCCACGTATATGGGCTGAGTAGGGTACTGGACTGGGTCGGTGATAATGTGCGCAAGCTGACCCGTCTCTTTCTTAATCTTGTCCTGCAAAAACTTATTAGTGCAGGTCACCACATCCGCCGCTTCAATCATCGCAATCAAGTGCTGGCGCTTATCGGTGACAAAGTGATCATCACATACGTCGTAAATGACCGTGCCTTGAACAGCCATGTCCTCTGGCGTCGTCCCGAACTTGGTGACAATGGTGATGTCACTTGGCCCTTCACACCACTCATGCCGCGAATACTCCCGCGGGATGGTGACTCGATAACGACATGAAGCAATGTGGTCTGCAATCTTGCCGACAACACCAATCACTTCATCAGCTCCTGCAATACCCTTTCTGCGTGTACTGACCGCCCCAGCAACTCAAGCCAGCTCACGCTGTCATTCATCGACTGCTTGTAGGACTTCCAGAGTTCTGCTCCGTGATGCTCTCTGCACTCCGGGTGCTCTGGGATACCTTGCGTGAAGTGCCAGAGCTTTGCATCGTCTCGTGGCGCATCATAGCCAACCACGTAGTGCCACTCATCGGGGATGTTCCCGATGTCGGGCGTCCATGCAAAATCGAACAGTTTGTTTTCTTCGTCATCGATGTAGTGTGGTGTAAGCGTCTCACACTCCTTGTTGTTGAACACCATCACCGCAGGCCACTCAAACCGCTCTGCGTGCTTTGCGACATTCACCGGAGCGTTTGCGTACTTATGAAGCTCCCAGATGTCACCCGTCACCAGCATGTCTGCATCCACAAACACCGACACGCCTTCATACCCACAGAGAAACGGACACAAAAACCTGCTGTACGTAAACTCTGTCAGCCCTCGACGAGTCATCGGGAGCTGATTAAGATGCAGCTCCGTCACCGCCACAGGCATTGATGCATTTTTCTGGATGCTGTGGTTCATCACCGCAGCAGCCACCGGCTGCCTTGGGTCAACGCCGATGAATACCCGCATATCCCCCGGCCTCATGACAGCACCTCTTTGATGCCCTTGATTGCTTCTTTTACTGCGCCTGTCTCACCCAGCAATGGTCTGCGAATCAACTCAACCGTGTCCCACCAAGGCGACTTGTCAAAAGCCAGCGCCTCATGGAAGTGCGGTGTGTCATGCACTAACACAAACGCTGGCTGCCCAAGACCGCCTGCAATGTGGTAAGCCGTAGTCGGCACACACACGATTGCATCTAGGTTTGACTGCAACGCTACAAAGTCATCAAGGTCATTCGTACAAGTTGCCCAATCAAAGTGGTGAACTTCAACACCAAACTTTTGATTTAGTGCTGCCAATTCCTCGCCACATTCCCGGTATTCAAGGCTGATAAAGTCGGCATCAACCTCTTTAAACAATGGCAGCAACCGAACCAAATCAATGTCTCTGGTTCTAGAACCATGAGAGCCAGGCATCCCGCCTGTCCAAGCAACACCAATCTTTGGCTTGTTTGAAAGCGAACTTAGTAGCGCCTCCCACTGCTTTTTCTTTCCTTCGTGTGGCACAAGGAACGGCTCAGCCGCCTTGGGCGTTTTCCGGTAGTACTGCATTGCACCGGCCATATTAATTTGAAAATCAGCGGCAGCAGGCCAATCCACGTTCTGCTTGAACTGGTCTCCGTAGACTTTAGTCTCAGAGAAGCTCCGCTTCACAAGGTTAGCGATCTTTGGATGACAGTTGATGATAGCTAAATCATCCTCGTGTTCTTTGATTGCCCCGAGATAGGCAAGCTGGTCACCCAACCCCTGTTCCGGATAAATCAACAATTTACCCGGTTCGCCAGTCCACTCTGGCAGTCCATAATCATGTTTGTCGCGCCAAGCCATGTGGCCCAGCCCTTTGTGGTAGTGGCGCCACCCACTTTCCCATTCACCTTCATGCAAGTCTGCAAACGCTTTACAGACATGCCCTTGAGGGTGCTCTTCCCGCTCCAACGATTTAGCAGCCCACTCTCGTGCGCCTTCAAAATCGTACTCGCTGATGCATACGTGGCTCATCAAGCGTTGCAGCTCAGGGCTGCCCGGTTGTGTTTGCAGCGCCTTACCAATCGCTGCTCGGGCCTGTACAGGCCGCTGCAAAGCGCACTCGCAAGCCCCTAGCACCATCCAGTGCTTCCATTCATCTGACATGAAGGTCAGCTTCTGTAGGATTGCCAGCGCGATCCCTTGCTGCCCTTCATCCATCATGAGCTGCCCCATGAGGAACAATGCATCTTTATCGTCAGGGTCGTGAGCGAGTTGCTTTGTAATTATTTTTGCTGCTTCGCCCTTTTGACCTGACTTCATTAATTTCCTTGCGTCGGTTAAGTCGGCCATCTCTTCTCCTATACTCTTGCACTCCCAGTGCGCAGATATGCGTATTCAGGGTCATTGAGCTTTTGCTTGACCCGCTTCCAGTCGTTTTTATTGTAAATGTTGATGCCGTCCTCACGAAGCCATTTCGTGGCGACGATGTTAGGAATGCGAGCGACGTGCATCCATTCGTTTTTGATGCCGCGTCGCTCGTATTCGTTTAGACGTTTCGCCCCGCCTACGCCGGAGTTCTGAATCTTTTTGTTCCACTCAATAAACGGCTTGTAGTCCTGCACCTCCTCGATGTAGGTGGTCTTGGTCAAGTCGTCATATTCATGGTATGTCGCGGTCAGAGAAACCGGGTCATAGTCGATTAGGCGCTTAGTCATGCTTTCCTCTTGGAGCCCTGCATTGCCGTCATGTGCATGGGCATCTGTTTGCCCTTGTTGAAGGTAAGATTGCGACTCACTGAGTACGCTTTCTTGCCGTGGTTGCAGCCCTGATCTTTAATTGCTTTGCAGCCCTTCTTCATCGTTGCCTCCCGTCAAAAGAGGTGGGGCCGAAGCCCCACCAAGAACCCGCGCAAGGGAACTTAAGAAGTGGTCGTGGTGTAGATCTTGGCGGAAGAGTCCGGCTCCTTCGCGCAAAGCGTGTACTCAGCGATGAGCAGCTTGCGGTCAGAGTCACCGGTCTTGGCCAGATCTTCCTGCTGGATGGGACGCAGGTAAGCCACCTCAAAGTACTCCATATCCAAAACATAGACGTTGTTGGACGGCATGAAGCGGTTGGCAACAATCTGGTGCTGACCGAAGTCAGACACGTAGATGTCAGCAGCACCCACAATAGAGCCGGGCATTACTTCACTTGGTTGTACATCGCGGAACTGCGTGCCGATGCCAGAGAACTGAGAAGCCTGCTGCTTGTTGAAAGAGCCGGTCATCACGACAGTGGGGTTACCACCTTCGTCCCAGCACTTCTTCACAGCTTCTTTCAGATCTGCCTCAACAAAGGTGCCAGCCGTACCAGCGGTCGGAGCCGTGGTCGGTGCGCCAGAGGTCACCACCGGAGTGGTTGCCGAAGCGCCTTTCTGCACCTGGTTGTTCCACAGCCAGCAGCCCAGACCAGCCAGTGAGCGCGCGTCCGCTGCTGCACCAGAGGTAGCTGCCTGCAAACCCAAAAGCGAGGACTCAATGTCACGCTTTAGTTCACGACCACGCTTGGCAATCTGATAGCTCAGCTCGTCACGACGACCAGCGGTGTTCACAGCACGCAGGGTGCCGGTCACACGCGGTGCCTTGGCTGAGATCTGAGTGTAGTTACCAAGGCGAACCGTCGCCGAGGCCGTGTCCGCATTGTAGTCATCACCTTCGACCTGAGCATTGGTCGAAGAGGCCGCAGCGAGTTCATCGGTCTGCCACTCGTGGAACACAGCCGAAGCCTTGCCACGACCCGCGTTGGACATAAACGGCGTGTCCATCGGGGAGATGTCGTAAATGATGTCCTGAAGGTCTTCACGCTCGCCTACGGCGGCGTAACCCGTAAATGTCCCGCCTGGGACTGAACCTGCACCTGCCATGGTGTTTCTCCTTTAAGTGAAAGTAATCACAATTTATCTGCAATCAGAGCGGCTGCATCACGCACATTTCCGCTCTTCTTGAGTGCGGCGCGCTTGGTTTGCCGCACGTCCTGTTGAGCTTGTGCTTTTGACTGCCGAGCGCCAGGCTTCCCAACCTTCTTCCCGTTCAATTTCAGCACACGCTTTTTGTGCTCAGTGCCTTTGTTCATGAGTTCGTCGTATCGACGCGCTTTATCCGCTAGGACAACAAGCCTGTGGTCGATAATGGTTGACAACTCCTGATCTGTTGCACCAAGCTCAGAACGAAGATAATTGACTACATTCGCCTTCTCGGCAGCCGCCTGTTCTTCGTTTTCCCAACCCATCTTTCGCATCAGCGCTTCACTTTCTGCCGCTAGGCGTTCCTGCACTTTTTGCTGTTGCTGGGCGTAACTTTGCTGCGAGTACTGCTCCCACCGCTGAGTGGCCGCTGCACGCGCGTCCTCAATCTGCTTGCGCTTTCGATCATAATCAATCGATTGCGCCGCATATTCTTGCGGATTTTCAACCCGCAATTTATTCCAGTCTACATTATTGAAGTCACTCAGAAACGCGTCTTCAAGCTGCTGGACGGTGGCCGTCATGTTCTGCAACTCAGCCTCATACTGCTGCTGCAACTGGGCTTGATAGTTCCTAAATGCTTCCTGCTGTTGCTTAAATTCTTGCTCTGCTGCCTCAGTTCGGTTTTGACGCTGATGAACGTCCTTTAGCTGACCAATCGTGACTTCTTCACGCTCACCATTAGCATTGGTGATGGGGATGCGAAGGTTATAAAAATCAGCCGGTTCAAACTCAATGGCTTCGGCAAGCTCACTGAGCGTGCCAATCTCATATTCCTCTGCATCTACTTCTGCTTCTGCTTGGACTCCCTGATCATCTTCTCGATAATCCTCGTCGCCTGTACCCAGGCTTTCCTCCGCTGGTGCGGCATTGGCTTCATCTGCATCACTTCCCCCATCTTCAAGTATGGGAGATTCTTGTTCCTGTCCTTGCTCATTTGTTGACGCCTCGACAGTGGGTTGTTCTTCTGCACCAAGAAAAGCGTTAATTCTGTCTTGCGGGCTTGCTTGCTGTTCCATCTTTCTACCCCTCAGTAGGTTTCACTTGTCAGTACCTTCACCGCCATCTCGCCGGTTCGGATATGTCGTTCCAACACCGCCTTCACCTTATCGACCGCCTTGTTCATCATGTACAGTCGCATCAGGTCATCGTGTGTTGGGTTTTCAATGTGATTAAACGTGGCTTGGATGCTCTCCTTAACAGCACCAAATGCTTCTTCAAGCAACGGGTCGTCCAATAATCTTTTGGCTTTGACGCCGCGCTCCTTCTCCTCGCGCAGTTTCCCTTCATTCATCTAGCACTTCCACCTCCGTCTTGCCGCCTTGCCTCGCTCTCCAGTCCATCCTTTACTGCGAGCACAGAACGATTTCTTACGGGCTTTTTCCTTCTTCGTCTTTGGATTAGGCGCTGGTGCTTTGAGTTTACTTCCGGTCGCCTTGTTGTACTTTGCGCGACCCTTTGCGGTAAGCCCAGCGCCTTTGCTGGCCGGGAGCTTCTCGCCACGGCCAACGCTAAGATTTACTTTTTTTCTTGCCACGAGCCGCCCTCATGTTGTCAACGAGGTTTGGGTAGGGACGCCCAGCCTTTTTCGCTGCTGCTTTGGCGCTCGATTTCTGTGCGCTAGTCAGCTTTTTCCGGGCCTTCTTTGGCTTCGGATTTTTCGTATTCCATACCTTCTTTGTGGGCACGATCTGCCTCCTGCTTCATACTTTCGTACATCCTACGGGCATCTTCACGGTCATTATCTGCGAGCTTCATCTCTTCATCAGACTCAATCTTCACCAGCTTGATAATGTTGTCGAGCTGCGATTTGTACATCGCCATCTGATGCTCAAGGTTCATGCGCTCACGCTCAAGGCGCATCTCAAGACTCTTAATGGTCTGCTCAAAGGCCATTTCTTTCTGGCGTGCATCAACGTCTGTGCGCTGGCGCATGGCTTCAAGCTGCATCCGCATACCATCAATTTGCTGGCGAAGCTGTGACTCTTGCGCTTTAGCCGCCATCTCAGCCTGCTTCATCTGCGCTTCAACTTGCAGCTTCTGCATATCCGCCTGAGAGCGCATCAGCTTACTCTGACCATCTGCCTGTAGGTTCTGAGCCTGTGCCTGCATGAGCATTGCCTGCGCCTGCTGCATGGGGTCTGGCTGCGGCGGTGGCGGCTGGAACTGCGCCGGATCACTAAAGTAGTACTCCGGCTGCAAGCCGTTGTTCTTCATGAGGTCGTACAGCGCCTTGTAGATGTTCTGTGGCGCCACCAGCATGCCCGGAGGTGTTTTCTCAGCAATGATTGCCTGAAGCTCAAGCGTTTTTTCAAGTCCGAGCAACTTGCGCTCTTTGCTTACCGAGCCGACCCCAATCACTGCGGTCAAGTCTGTGCGCTCACGCCACGTAGCTGGGTTGCTGGTGATGAACTGCCCGTTAATCTCAACCGTCAGTTCGCGATTGATGTGCTTACGCATGAGTTCGTGGATGTGGAGAAATAGACTTTTGAGACACAGCTCTGAAAATACTCGGGCGATGAGTTCAATCTTGGCTCTGGCTTTATCGTGAGCCAGAGCAAAGACCCCAGTATTAACATTAGCCAGGGCCGCGTTATCGAGTGCAGCCGTATCTTCTCCCGCGCCGACACGCCGCTTTTTGAGTTCATCCATGTACTCCATCAGGTTGAACGTATCGTTGGGCAACGGATTGTTAGGAAGCGCGCCGATGTATTGATTCCAGGCGCCCTCACCGTTGTAACGAATTATCTGATTTGGTCGAGAAGATAGAACGTCATCCAGCTCAACGTAATCATCATTAACCACCAATCGACCGTTATTACTGAGGTAAGCATTATCAAGCATCCCCCGAAGCAATGCGGTCTTGATTTCTTGGATTTCACGCACCAAGTCAGAAATTGAAAGCCCGTAAAACTTGTGGGTGAGAATAATCGGTGACCACGTATGGAATGGGAAGCGGTCAATCTCTTCAATGTCCAAAAGTTTTGCGCCAGACCCGGAAGCATTTCCCGATGCGATGGTCACTTTTAGGTTTTCAGCAAGCCCGTCACCGTTGCGGTCGAGCTTGATATAAGCCTCAGTAATCCAGTAAGTGTTTAATGACCAGTGATTGGCATAGGCCAACCCTTCCTGTTCGTCATCAAGGTGGCGTCGCGAAAGCCGTTCTTCAGTCTCAACGTCGTCATCAGATGGAAGCGCACGAATCACATCTTCGTCATAGCCCATCTCAATAAGTTCTGACGCAGTCATCTTGCGCCGTGCATAGCAGAACGTCTGTTCGTCGGCAAAAGGACTGCGTGCATCACGCGCCACGCCGAACTCTTCGGGTGGCACTACATCAACTTTCACACGCCCTTTATCGCGTGTGGTTTTGAACACGACGTTGATGCCTTCTTCGGTGACTTCAATCTCATCAATCTCGCGCTTAACGCCCTGAGCACCGAGCATTTGCGGATCAGCAAGCTGAGCAAACTCAAGGTCATTTAAGCCGTTGTATTCTTCGCGCTCAGTGTTCTCCGACTCATCGAAGTAACACATCATCACCCCAGTTTTAGAAAGCAGGCCATCCTTGAGGGCGGTGTAAAGGTTGTAAAAGCCACGGTTCATCTGCCAGAACACATGGTTGACAACCTTGGTTTCCTGCTCAGCAAAAGGTGCATCTTCAGGGCCGATAGGCGTGAACTGACAAAGCATCTCTTCATCGGTGAAAATGCGCATCATGCTGGGCATGATGGTCTCCACGGTGTCCAGCACTTCGCGGGTCAACGCTTGGCTGCGGCCTTCTACTTCGTCGCCTAATGGTTCGCCGAGGTAGCGATCCATCGCATCAGCGCGCTCTTCGGCAAGCTCACCATTGCTAAAACCAGACGCTGCCGCAATCTCGGCTTCAACAACAGATAGCACCTGCTCGTCAGCAAGTGCTTGATTTGTGTATTTAGCCGGCTTGGGGTGTAACCCGGCATCGGCATCGTTTGCGCTTCCTGACCAAACGGCATCGCCTGAGGTGCTTGGCCCGGCGCTCCCATAGCACCGGGAATGGTTGCAGACCGCCCACCAGCGCGCCCCATGTTGGTCATGGCATATCGCTTCAGCATTTCTTGCTGCTGTTTAGCTTGCTGTACTTCTGGACTCACGGGCACTGCGGGTTTTTCAGCGGATTCAAACCGAAGCTGGCTTTGCGGTGACTGAATCCCTGCTCGCATCCACGGTGCAATTTGACGTTCATAAACGTTTTGTTTGTAATAGGGTGAGTTGGGGTTTTCTGGGTCTGGGTTTTGTAGTGCGACAGGAATTTGCTGGTTACCCGGAGAAAACAAATTGTTCAAAAATTCAATCATGACGATCTCCTAGTATCCGAATCGTTCTTTAGCTGCGCCTGGCGAATACAGCGTGTTGGTGGTGGGGTCATACAAAAATTCTTCATTAAACTCATTGCCACCACTGTAAGTTGCTCGTGCTCTCATCCCCTCAAGTGATTCGTATGGATTTAGCTCTCCAGTCAATGAATTGGTGCTGCGGTATTTATCATCCACTATGACTCTTGGCGAACGACCAGATTGGTTGTTGTATGCTGCCGTTCCAAGGAATGCAGCGCCTCCGCGTCCATATCGACCATGCAATGGCTGGTTCTGTGCGCTTGTATTACCCACTCCTGCTTGAGAATAAGGCACCAAGAAGCTTGGCATTTCACGCTTTGGTTCAGGGGCTGGCCCACCACCTGCATTCTGTCCAACACCTGATGCTGTTTGTGCCATACCCTGATAATCGGTAGCGCCTTCAGCATAGGGGCCAACGCCGTAGCTCTGCATGCCCAATGCAGGGTTCATAATCCCACGGTTCGGATCTAACGCAAAGCCAAATTTCTGTCCCAACGACGAATTCATCAACGCGTTATAAGCCGCCTCTCGGTCAAACGGTTGCTGCGACATCTGCTGAGGTTGCGGGCCAACAGTGCCATAGTTACCTGAACCAAAATTCAGCGAAGGCGCAGCACTCTGTTGACTGCCATAGAGCTGATACATGTAAGGGTTGCGCTCAGCCTCGGTGCCGGTCGGGCCATAAGCCATTGGCATGTTCGCAGACGCTTCGCTGTATCCGCTGTACTGGTTTCTTGGATTCAGCGCCTGACGCTGCATGTTGTTCTGGTTCATTTGCCCAGATGCTGTGCTTTGGGTTTGACCGAATTTCGTTCCCATGACTTTTCCTCAAATAAACCTTGGGCCGACGCTGTAGTCAATCGGCCTGCGTTCCTTCTTAGGTGCTTTACGCGCAATACCAAAGGTCAACAAAAACGCATCTGCCAAGTCAGGCGATGCTCGGCCATCGCGCTTCATTTCTTCTTTACTCTCAACCTTAATTTTTCCGTTTGGCTGAATCGCATACTTCTGCGCAATCAGTTCGTTTCTCAGCTCTTCTTGGTCTGGAAGTACGACATCAAGCCCTTCAAACCATTCGCGACCCAAAAACCAAAGCTCATCGCGATACCGCATGTACTTTTCCACACTAGCCGGGCGCTCAGCCACATTAATGCCAACGACAGGTAAACCAGCATGATGGAGAGAATCATAAACGCCAGCACCGACGCCAATAGTGTCGATGTATATAGCGACAGGTCGCTTTTCACGCTCAGTCTCCTTGTATTCGGCCTTAATGATGCCCGCAACTTGCTGAGTGTCTTTGTTTCGCCAATGACATACCTTTTCTAGCAATGCACGTCCCTGACGTTTCGCCAAAGCGGTTCTGTCGGAACCGAAACGCGCAACGTCTAACCCCCATACTACCGGCTCGTCATCAGACAAGCGTGTTTCTCGCCTTACCGCAGATTCCACCCATTCCATTGGGATGACTGCATCATCATCACTGGTCGGAAACTCACCAAGCACGCGCACCCGGTAAACATTAGATTCTTGACCATAATCTCGCGCCATGTTCTTCGCATATGCATCACCAACGCGACTTGAGTCATGGCAACTCACTCGCATTGTGTAAAACGCATCAGCCGCCTTCTGGTGGCTGTTATAAAAGTACCCAGTCGTCTTGGTTGGGTTACCCGTCAAAAGCTGCTTAGCGCCCTTCGTAGACAGCGCACCTTCGGCCACCTCAAACACCTTGTCATCAATACCGGATGCCTCATCCAGCACGAAGAAAAGATTGTCTGAGTGAAACCCTTGCAGCGCATCTGGATTAGACTTGTTGCCAGTACGAAACGCCGCAAACGATTCATTCGGGGCAGCTTTAAGTTCTAGCTTCTCCTTCTTCAGCTCAAACTCGCTGCTCATCCACTCCGACTTTCTGAGCCAACGCCCAATCTCAGGACGAATGACGTCATGCAACTGGTGCGCCGTAGGCGCAGCTACCGGCACCTTGGCCGGGAAGTGCGTGCACAGGAACCACAGCACCGACCACGCGCCTAGCGTGGATTTGCCGACCCCGTGTCCAGAGCGGATAGAAACACGCCCATGACTCGCCAATGCCTGCAATGCTTCGGCCTGAAAAGGTTCTAGCTTTACCTCAGGCCAGTTATCAGTAACAAACAGCGCGGGGTTGGCCTTCCAGGCCTTGTGCCTTTCTAATGCGGCTTTCTTATCGACGGCTATACCCTCAGTTAATTATTTGCCTATTTTGTTTGTCTCGTCTCATTAACCAAGTGACTACCAACGCAATCGG